GGAAAAGTTGGAGAACTTGTTACCACCACGCTTTCATTCACTGGTGGAACAATGGCTAAGGCATTATCGTAATCTAATCAAATAAACAACTAGAAGGAGACAGCAATGAAAATTGCATTGACAGTTGAGTTCACAGACGGCACAAAAAAAGATGTTGATGCTGTGTTTGCAGATTTTGTGGGCTTTGAGCGCACATGGTCACGCAGTGTCACAAAGTTTGAACAAGAACTTCGTCTAACAGATTTGGCTTGGCTTGCATGGTCAGGGCTTACACGCACAGGTGAAACAGTATTGAAGTTTGATCCAGAGTGGATTCGTACCGTGTCGCAGGTTTTGACCCGTGAGGATGAACCTGTTTTGGGTGCTGATATCCCTTTAGAGGACAAGAACGATTAGGTGAGGATTCAGCGCATTGGCTGATTGTGCATCTTGCACATGAGTTCCACATTGCGCCTAGCGTTCTAATCAATGAGGATGAGGAGATGCTTAACACTATGTTGCGCTATCTCAAATGGCTTGGCAAGCAAATGAGAAAGCAGCACAGGTAGTAACATCTGCTTTCTATGAGCGCAGATATGACTACAAAAATTGTTGGTTTGCGTGAAACAGTTACAGCCTTGCGCAAATATGATCCTGATGCTCTAAAGGCTTTGCAGAAGGACATGAAGGGCAGGTTGCGCCCGTTGGCTGTTGCTGTTGGTAATTCTTTCCCAAAAGTGCCACCAGCACTTCACGGAGATATGCACTGGGTTGGAACGGGCAGATATAAAGGCAAAGCACGCTCACCTAAATGGGATGGGCTTGCTCAAACCCGTGTGATTATTTCTAGTAGTACTGGTAAGCGTTCTTTTGCTCGTGTTCAACAAATGTCACCATCTGGTGCAGTGTTTGACAGTGCAAAGAAATCTGATACAAACGGTTTCATTCAAGCATTGGATTATGCTGCCAACAGTATTGCTTCAGGCAAAAAGACCCGATCCCGTGTCATGTTCCCTTCAACTCAAAAGCATCTACCAATGATTGAAACAGAAGTTGAGATAATCTTGGCAAAACTTGATGTTGAAATTGAGAGAAAGTTGAGTACCTACAAATGAGTGTTGGCGTAAATATTTTTAGCCACTTTCATGCTGAAGGTGTAACTAAGGCAATCAAAGAGTTTCAGAAACTTGAAACCACACAGGCTAAAGCACAATTTGCTGTTAAGAAGGCTGCTATACCTGCTGCTGCAGCGTTGGCTGGTTTGGCTGTTGCAGCCACACACGCTTTACACGCTGCAATGGAAAATGAAGTCAGCCAGATGCGGTTTGAGAAAGTTATTGGCAATGTCACTGGGGCAACTGAAGCACAAATAAAAGCCTTAGATGGCTCTATTGAGGCAATGGCAAAACAAACTGGCATCAGCAAAGAACAGTTACGCCCTGCAATGCAATATCTGGTTGTTGCTACTGGTTCGGTTGCTACAGCGCAAAAAGATATGGCGTTGGCTATGGATATCAGTGCTGCTACTGGTGCTGATTTAGAATCTGTTACACAGGCTTTGGGTAAGGCTCATAACGGTGTTACTAGGGGTTTGGTCAAACTTGATCCTTCATTAAAGAAAGTTTTGGGCAGTACTAAAGATTTTGCTGTTGTTCAGGATTTGCTGACACAAAAATTTGGTGGTTCTGAGGCTGCGTTTGAGAAAACTGCTGCAGGTGGTATGCGCCGTTTCAATGAAAGCATCCATGAAATGTGGGAATCAATCGGCAACGCTTTGCTTCCAGCGTTCAAGGCAGTCATCCCATATTTGCAAGCGTTTGGTGATTGGGCGCAAAAGCACTCAAAAATGTTTGTGATCATGGCTGCAGGTGTTGCAGCATTGTCTGCAGCAATCCTTGTTGCTAACACAGTTCTAAAGGTCATGGCTATTTGGGAAGAGATTGTTAATGCAGAAAATCCTTTTGCATGGATTGCGTTGGCGGTGATTGCGGTGATTGCCGTTGTTGTTGCGCTTTATATGAAATTTGAGATTGTGCGCACAGTGGTGAATGCTGTGATCAATGCGATCATTGCGATCATTGAGAACTGGCTGAATGCTTGGATTCATGTCATCAACTTGATCATTGATGGAATCAACTTGCTGATCGGTGCAGCCAATTTGTTTGGTGCAGGTTTGCATGAGATAGGAACTATTGGAACTGTTGAGTTTGGGCGTATCGGTGCTGCAGCCAAAGCGACAGAAGGCGCAATGATTGATTTCAGAAGGTCTGAGCATGAGGCTGGAGTTCAGGCAATCAAAACTGGTGCTGATACTTCTAAATCTTTTGGTGGCGCAGGTAAAACTATTGAAACTGCTACAGAAAAAGTAAAGAAATATCTTGATGCGTTGAAATCGGAAACTGATGCAGAGAAATCTGCTGCTGAGGCTGGTAAGGCTGTCACTAAAGCGCAAACAGATCAAATGGCTGCACACGACAAAGTTTCTGTTGCGTTAGCAAAGTTCAATCAAATTGCACAAGGTTATGGTGCTGCTTCTAAAGAGGCTGCTACACAGTCCCGTGCGGTTGCTTCTGCACAGCGTGATCTGGCGCAAGCAAACAACGGTGTAACGGATGCAACGAAAGCACTGGCTGATGCTGAAGCAAGGTTGAACGCTATGCGTCAAAAGCCTTCAGCAACCACTATTGATAATGCTGAAACCGATCTTGAGAAAGCCAAACTGAACGCAGAGAAAGCAACATTTGATGTGTTGGATGCTGAACAAGCGTTGGCTGATCTGCGAACAAAGGGTGATGCAACTCCAGAGGAAATCCGTAAGCAAGAAATATCTTTGATTGAAGCAAAGTTTAGTCAGCGTGATGCCACTCTTGCTGTAAGTGAAGCAGAAGCAGGGCTAAAGAAGTTGCGTGAGGATTCACCTACGGCAGAGGAAATTGCTACTGCAGAGCGTGATGTTGCTGACGCAAAACTTGCTGTTGAGCAGGCTATTTCTGATCAACAGGATGCTACACAGAAACTCAATGATGAAAACTTGTTGTATTCCCAGATTGTTTCTGGTGCTGCGGAGGATTCAAATATTTTTAAGGATGCGTTGAAGGAATTGACTGATGCTCGCAAAGACGAAGCGGATGCCATTGACAATGTGAAGCAGGCTAAAGATCGTGAACTTGAAGCAACATTGAAACTTGCTGAGGCTGAGTTGGCTTTGCAGGATGTTAAGAGCAAGGCTGGTGGTGCGATTGTCAAGAAAGGTAATGCCACTTTGTCTGCTGCTATTGCTGCTGCACAGCAACGCATTATTGATGCGCACAACATTCCTGCTATGGCAAGCGGAGGTATTGTGACGCAACCAACATTGGCTTTGATAGGCGAAAACGGGAGTGAGGCTGTAATCCCTCTCTCACAAATGGGTGGAATGGGTGGAAACACCTATATCACTGTTAATGCTGGCATGGGTGCTGATGGTGCGGAGATCGGGAATCAGATCATTGATGCGATTAGGAAAGCGGAGAGGCGCAGTGGCAAAGTGTTTGCTTCTGCATAGTTATGGCTGCACCTACGACAACGGTTGAAATCTGTTTTGATGAAACACCTGTTTATGATGGGATTGGTTTCACGCTTGATGACACAACTAAAGGCGTATTGAATAACCCGTATTATTTGCTTGACGGGCATTTGAACTTCACTGATGTTTCTGCTGATGTGCAGCAGGTGACTGTAAATCGTGGGCGTTCACGCCAGTTGGATGAATACCAAGCAGGCACAGCCTCTATACAGTTTTACGACAAGACACGCAAATATGATCCATTGAACACGGCTAGTGCCTACTACCCTTATGTGATTCCACGCCGTTATGTGCATATCAAATCAAACAGCCTTCCAGTGTTTGCTGGTCTGATCAACAACTGGTCTTTGAGTTATGAGCAACCTCAAGATAGTTATGTAACAGCATCTTGTTCTGATGCTTTCGCTTTGCTGGCAAATCAAAACCTTTCCACATTTATCCCTGATGTTGAGTTGTCTGGTTTACGAATCACCACCGCATTGAATCGCCCTGAAATTAGTTTCACTGGAACATCTGTGAGTGTTGATGATGGCACTTCAACAATGGGTGCTTTTGCTGTTGCAGATAATGAGGGTGTGCTTGGCTATTTGCGACAGGTAGAAAAAAGTGAGCAAGGGTTTCTATTTTGTTCTAATGACAACACATTGAAGTTCAAGGGTCGTTCAACAGTTTTGGCGCAAACAGGTGGGGTTGCTTTTGCGGATGACGGATCAGGTACTTCTAGTTACATGACGCTAGATGTGGAAACTGGTGATGATCTTTTGTTTAATCGTATTGTTGCTCAGTCTCCTGCAGGTGTGGCACAAATTGTTACTGATGCAACAAGCATTGCAACTTATGACACGGTGACGCTTGAAGCAACTGATCTTTTGAACTCAGACACGGCAGAAGTTCTTTCTATCGCAAACCTGCTTTTGCAAACCTACAAAACACCAGAAGTTCGCTACACAGGACTGACACAACAACTTGCTGGATTGTCGGCAACTAATCAAAACAAATTACTTGGGCTTGATCTCACCGATTTGGCTACAGTGACACGCACCTACACTGCTGGCAGCCCTGCATCAATAACGAAATATGTGATCGTGGAAGGCATCACACACACGATTACCCCTGCCAATCACATTGTCCAATACCGTTTCGGTTCATTGTCTCAAGTTGGTTTCATTTTGGATTCAGGTATATTCGGATTGCTTGATTCGGGCGCAATCTAACAACTGTTACAATCGGAGACACTATGGCACGGCAAACCTTCACCGCAGGCGCAGTCCTGACAGCATCACAAATGAACACCCTTCAGGCTTCTGTGTGGTCTGATGATGTGAACGCACAAACAACCTCATACACGCTGGTACTTACTGACGCTGGAAAACAGGTCACAATGACCAACGCAAGCGCAACCACAATCACCGTGCCTGCAAGCGCAACCGTGAACTATGCGATTGGCGCAAAAATCCAGTTGATCAACTTGGGTGCTGGCGTGGTCACTGTCGCTGGTACTGGTGCTGCAACAATTTGGAACTCAACGCTTGACTTGTCGTTGAATCAGTATGCTGTTGCTACTCTTTACAAAACTGCCACTGACACTTGGGTTCTGTTCAGGGGTATGGATGTTGAGGATGATCAAGCAATTCTTTCAAGTCAGATTTTCGGATAAAGGAATAACACATGGCAACATTTACAAAACAAATATTTTCAGGTAGCACAGACGGATTGCCAATTTCGGTAACACAAACTGCAACTGCTGGAACATTGATTCACACTTGTTCAAGTACTACAACAACAATTGATGAAGTTTGGTTGTATGCAACAAACACTTCTGCATCAGATGTTGTGCTTACTGTTGAATGGGGGAACGCCACAACAAGCAACAACATCAAATACACGGTAAAGGCTGCAAACGGTTTATACCTGATTGCTTCTGGTTTGGTATTAAAAGGAAACGCAAGTCCGTACACAATTCGTGCGTTTGCTGCAACTACTGCGGTTATATCAATCACTGGATTTGTGAACCGCATCTCCGCATAAATCATGTCAAGATTTGATCGTGCATTATCGGGTGGAATGTCTATTGCTAGTGGTTCGTTAGCGCCACGCAAACGGCGTGGAAACACCAATCAGGCAAATGATTTTTGGATTGGTGGTGGCGCCTCAAACCCGACAACATCCATTGAATCGTTAGTCATTGCAGGCGGAGGCGCAGGTGGATCGTATGGTGGCGGCGGTGGCGCAGGCGGATATCGCACACAGACAATTACTGTTGCAGGTGGAACCTTGTACACGGTCACGATTGGCGCAGGTGGCTCGGGTGGCACGGGCGGAAATGCTGGAACAAACGGTGCCGACTCTATATTTTCGACGCTTACTTCCACGGGTGGCGGGAAAGGCGGAGGAGCGGATCTCAACGGGACAAACGGCGGATCGGGCGGCGGTGCAGGAATTAAGACCACGGCTGGAACACCAACAGGTGGATCGTCTAGCCCCGCAACAACACCTGCTCAAGGTTTCTACGGCGGAAACGGTGTTGGTAGCACCGACTTGAACTATCGCAATGGTGGTGGTGGCGGTGGAAGTAGCGCACAAGGCACTAACGGCGCTGTCTCGGTTGGTTTCCCTGCTTTAACTGTTGCTGGATCTGGTGGGGCTGGAACATCATCCAGCATCACGGGTAGCGCAGTTGTTCGAGCAGGCGGAGGAGGCGGTGCAGCCGATGGTCGTTCATCCCCAAACGCTTCCGCAGGCGCAGGTGGAACGGGCGGAGGCGGCGCAGGCGGAATTGGGGCAACCGCTGGAAACGGCACAGTCAACACGGGATCGGGTGGCGGCGCAGCAGGATATACAAGTGCTTTCGGCACGGGCGGAAACGGTGGCGCAGGATTTGTGGTGTTGCGATACTCAAACATGTACGACCAATTAACTTCAATAGGTGCAGGCTTGACATACACATACTCAAACACTGGCGTCTATCACCTTTACCAATTCACATCTGGAAGCGACACGATCAAGGTTTGACATGGCACACTACGCATTTTTAGATGAGAACAACATTGTCACGGAAGTGATTGTTGGGCGTAATGAAACAGAAGTTGTTGATGGTGTTTCAGATTGGGAAACACACTATGCAAACATTCGTGGACAAGTTTGCAAACGGACTTCATATCACGGAAAAATCCGCAAACAGTATGCGGGTATTGGTTATTCCTATGATGCAACTGCTGATGTATTTATTACGCCGAAACCATTTCCATCTTGGACATTAGACAACAACCATGATTGGCAAGCACCAACACCAATGCCAAATGATGGCAAGATGTATAAATGGAACGAAACAAAACAAAAATGGGAAGTAGTCGCTGGCTGATTTTTCTTCCTGTTGCCTTGTTCGCATTGTTTGCACCGCAACCCGCACACGCAACACAGGTTGGTTTGCTGGTTCGTGGATATTCAATCAGCGAGATACCACCAACTAAGTCTGATATTGCTTACCCAATGTGCGGTACTTCAACAGAGCCGTTTATTAATGCAACTTGGGATTATCAGCCGTATGAGCAGTGTGATTGGGATTTGTTCATGCTTCATTACACGGGTTATCTGCAGATTCCTGAGCATCAGACTATTGAGTTCTTT